TATGTGATTAAACCCATTATTTTTATCCCTTATCCTTAAAATAGAGGCTAACGGTCATGTTAAATTTACGATCCGAAGCGTATACTATACGGAATGGTGGTGAAGGACAATTTGAGTTCTTTTCAGATATATCCACACGAACATTAGAAACAGTTCGGATAGGAGAAGGTGCTGGAAAAATAAGTACAGGTTCTGGCAATGCATTTGTAGGTTATGAATCTGGTAAAATAAATCAAAAAGGATCTTTTGGTGCATTTGTCGGTTTTCAAGCAGGCGCCTTAAATCAGAATGGCAACTTTTGTACATTTGTTGGTGCGTTTTCTGGTAAGGAAAATCGTCGAGGTGACGCAAATACATTTGTAGGTTTTAGAGCCGGTGAATTAAATAAAGATGGTTCTGAATGTGTTGCGATTGGAGCGTTTGCCCTTCGAGAAAATTACTCTGGAAATCGTACGGTGGCTGTCGGATATCGAGCTGGAGAACGTACATTAGATGCTGATTTTAATACAATTATCGGCGCGGAGGCAGGACAAGACAATCGTAGCGGAAATTACAATACGATGGCAGGATTTCGTTCGGGTCGCGCCGCTTTCCGTGGAAATGAAAATACATATTTTGGCGCGTATGCTGGATATTCAAACTCATTTGGTGACGGGAATGCGTTTGTAGGATTTAAAGCTGGAGAATATTTGACACTTGGAAATTACAATGTTGCGATCGGAGCATATGCTTTACAAAAGACAACATTTGGCAGTTCGAATATTGCGATTGGAGCTTTTTCTGGAACATTCGCTACAGGTTCGGGTAATTTATTTGTTGGAACCCGTGCTGGATCAAGTAATACAACTGGAAATAATAGTGTATTTTTAGGAACTGAAAGTGGTTCCATCGCGAATGGTAGTGAAAATGTTTATATTGGCAAAAGTGCAGCATCAAATATGAATGGAGATCGAAATGTAATTATTGGAGCATATACTCTTATGGATTTTCAAGCAAATGGTACAGTTGCGATTGGTTATCGTATTGGAGAAAACTTTTTAAAAGGAAATAGTAATGTATTTATTGGTTATGAAGTAGATACACATAGTCCTTATAATTCATATGGTGTCGCTATTGGGACGCGTAATGTTAAAACATATCATCATGCGATTGCGGTTGGAGAAAACTTAAATAATTCAGGGCTTGCTTCGGTTATTATTGGAAGAGATATTGTGAATGATGCTGAAAATTCAGTTTCCATTGGTAATGATATTGATATATCAAGTGTATATGTATTAAGTGACCCACTTGATTATCGTTCACCCGTTTCTCAGTCTAAAACATATGGTTTGTTTAATGTTCAAGAATATTATTCAGATACAATTTACAACGGTACTCAAAGCAATACTTCAGCAACTTTTTCAGTTAATAATTTAAATATTTTTAATTCTGGAACAAATCGTCCTCAAGGATTTATCCCTGATTTTGATACAAATTTGACAAATCTTTTTAAATTCCATGTAGGTTATCAAGGTGACACTGAAATAATCTTATCAGAACCAATAATCCTTGATAATATATTTGAGTATATTAATAATCCAAATAATATACGAAAAAAGAATTTTGAGACAATTAATCTATCAACGGGAGTTGTTGAAATTACAGCTGAACAAAAAAAGACAAAACATAATGTTAATGTAAATTTTTTTATTCCTGAAAGTATTTATAATGAACCTTATGATTCTAATACGCTAATTGGTCTCATCGGTGTTAATTTAATACGTAAAGAAAATCAAAATGAACTCTTATACTCCTTTTATTATCCGAAAAGAATGCCCATTTATCAAATAAATAATACACAACCTGTTGTTTTAGAAAATAGTTTTGATTATATACGTACGACATGTAATATAGATGCTTGGCAGTTTCAATCAAACATATGGACATATGATTTATCTACTGATGGTTACGATACAATACTATATAATAATACACTCTCAAATATTATCATAGAACACCCTAAATATGGTGTTATAAATAGAAATTTATTCGGAGATTCAAATATTCCACTAATATATTCAATTTATCCAGAATCTTTATTTGCTTCAAATGATTCATTGATTATTGCCTCTTCTCGCAGTATAGACGAAATAGATATATTATCGGATCATCCTAAACAGATTAATATTTATAGTTCAAATACCCATTATTTTAATAGTAATGCCATTTCTTTACATCCCATTCAACCTATTTATTTAGATCAAAGCCATATTTTAAGAAAACCACTCTATTCTCCCGCCCAACCTGTGTCGATTAATATAGGACCAAATATTTATCTAGAAAAATCAGGCGTACCTTATACGAATACGACTGTCAGTGCTTTGTATTCCGATTTTATACAACAATCAATTACGATTCGTCCAACTGACAGTAATCAAAGTATTCTTGAAAACATCCTTATGACCATTGGAACAACCGAATATCCTTCCGAAATATACTATGATTCAACGAGTAATTATCTGAAAGAATATAGCCAGGCAAGTAACATATATGTTAATTTATTGACGAGTAACGTATTAGTTCCTATTAATTTACCATCTATTCCAATTGATTCTATTTATATACGTAAACAACCGTCTTATGGTGTTTTATCAATGTTGCCACCCTTAACAAACTTAAGTAACATTGCTTATCAACCTTTACATCCTTATAATGAAGATACAGCCGAGGTATTGATTAAATATTATTTAGGAGATCGTATTACGTATAAATTATTAAATATACTTTTCTTAAGAAATTCAACTCATTACTCTATCCCAATTTATAAACTTCATGAAACTTCTTTTGAGACGCCTCTAGATGTTCAATTTTCTTTAATTAATAGTAAATACTCTTCAAACTTGCTAACAAATATATACAACGATCAATATACAGTATCTGTTATAAATGGTGTGTTACCCACTAAAATTGGCTATTCAAAACAATACACTTGTAACATAACAAATTATGATTCGGTTAGCGGATATGTGTATCAATCAAATATTCAATTAATAGATCGTTATACTCGTATTGACTACGATAGTGGATTTATAAGTGCCCTAATTAAATCACGTATTCCTACACCTACCCCTTGGAACGGAATTGCTTGTAATATTTATTATTATCAGTATACTGGTATTAACCCTATTACAAATCCGATTAATAATGGCTCCTTTAACTTACATCGCTACTATTTTTATAATTCTCTACAACAACCCTACTATTTCTATGGACTAAATGCTCCTTATTATGAATATGAAGAACTTGGAATGGGTACATCGCATATATATTGGCAGTATATCAAACAAGTAAAACACGATACATATACTAAATACGCGTGTAATGTTGACATTGTTTCATGTAATGAAACTTACTTTTTAAAAGATTATTATACACTAAACACATCGAACTATTTATTCCAAAGTAATGTTTCAACCGTTTTAAATTATGCCCCTACATCAAATTATATCTATATTCCATCGACCAATCAACCACAAACAATGACGTCTACATCCAATTATGTGTATACCATTTTAACAAATAGTTATATACCCACATATTCTTTAAGAAATATAGACTTTTATCAAAAAAATGGGCAATATACCTATCAATCTACTAATAAATTTTTGAATATTATTGAAAAAAATAAAGGTCTTGCTACATATTTTCATCAGAGCAATATAGACCGAGATCAAATTTATATTTGGCTCAGTTCGAATTTACCAAACAATAAACCGTTCGAGTATCATAGGCTTTATTTATCAAATGACCGTGCCATAGAATATAATTATTATAATAATATTGCGTTAGATTCATCCCTTGGACAAATATTTAATTTTTCAGTAAGTAATTACTTATCTCACACAATTGATGGTCAATCCAATGGTTTAAATTTTACATCACAAGAATCTACATTTATTGCGATTCAATCAATTAGCTCAAATATTTTTGTAAAACAATCAGAATCTAAATACGAAATGACAAATAAAATTCATTATCCAAATACCTATTTATTTATTCCATTGGTTAAAGAACCCATCAAATCACAATCACAACTACAATTACAAACCTTCTATGTGTCAACTACTCAGAATAAAGCAAAGACTTTATTAACATCTTCATTTCAATATAATTCTTATTTATCTCAAAAGAGTTATTTAAATACACGCTTAGCGGATTCACCTAATTATTTAACATCTAATAATTTACACTATTATGATACTACAATACCTTCTTCAAATTTAATTTATCATATTGTGTCCTATTGTAATGATATTTCTAGAACCTTATTTAATCAAAAGGATATTGATGATCAAAAAATATATGTTTCTCATTCAAATATTACACATTTTTCAATTCAATATGACTTATATAATCAAACAGACTATCTTACATCGGGTGAAATTCCTATCCAAACTTATGGACAAACTATTTTCCCACCCCGTAATTTTTCATTAGTCAGTTGTAATGAAATTGTTAATATTCAAAATATTTTCGAGCATAACCGTATTGGTCCATTTTGGAACTATATTGAACAAAGTTTATATTATCAATCAAATATACAATCAAATGAATTAAGCGTTTATATTACAAAACAACCGACGAAAGGATACTTTTATTCATCAAATAGTGCTTCATTATTAAATACAAATGTCATATCAAAAATAAATTATCACGATTTTAAAACACATAAGTTGCATTATATACCTTATATACCTAATGATTTATCAAATGATTCTTATCAGTTTTATTTAGATTACAAGGGAGATATTTCGGATATTTATGAAACAAACCTTAAAAATTATTGGAGTCAATTTTCACCATTTTTAGTAGATAGCCGCCCTTATAATAATACCTATATAATTGACACTTCTAATATACCTAGATCATATGGTCTCATTCAAGATGGATATACATGGTCTTGTAATGATACACAATTATTTATTAAAAATTATTCATTAGAAATTCAAAAAGAATTTAAACAATTTACACAACGACCTTATTTTAAAAGCGCACAGATAACCGAAACGATTGATATTGGAGGATATTTTAACTTTAAACGTCTATTGAATACAAGTAATACTATAAGTAGTAATTCAAGAGATTTACATTTCTTTGTGTCATCAAATCCTTCTTATGGAAAAATTATGAAGAAAAATGATGATGTTTCATTACCTTATATAAGCGATCCTTATTTCACCTATTCTGATATTGTTGGAAATAAAGTATTTTATCATCATTATGGTGAAAATGAGGTAACAGATGGTTTTAAATTATTAATTGGATCTGCTAAATTAACAAATTCTGATGGAAGTGTCTATGATATATCTGAAATACCTATTGAATATAGAGTAACAATTTCTTCAAAATCCAGTTTAATTAAAAATAATCCAGATTATATTTATAAAGAAACATCTAATGAAATAATTAACTCTAGTAATTTAATAAATACATCTTTAATTGATATCAATAAAGGTAATGTAATTATTTATTCTACATGTAATCTAGATATTTATCGTAAAAATGGGATTCAACTTGAAAAAATAAATTATTTTACACAAGCACAATTAATTTCGAATGAAATTTATTATAAAATAAATTCAAACATTTTTAGAAATAATTCAAATCTAAATGAATCAATGAATATTCAATTTATTGTAAGTTCAAGTAATACTACAATAGAAGATATTGATCCTATATCAACATTATCTTATTATAGAGGGCTTTATTTACAAGAATGGGACGTAAATTTAAATAATTATGTATCTTCAAATATAATACAAAAACATTTAAACTCCAATCAAATTGTTCAATATTATAAAAAATCTTATGATAATCAATATTTTAATTTCGATAATCGTCGTATTCAAATCGATTTTACATTAAATCCAGAACAACAACAATTATATACTGATACTGTATTTAATCATAAAAAATATTTAAATCAATTAGAAACCTTTAAGTTTAATTTTAATATATATGATCAATCATCGAATGTATTATTAAATGCGCATTTTACAAAAAATAAAGTAATAATTACAAATTCTATACAAACACAAAAAACATTGACAATTCCTATCATTATGAATGAACGAAATAATATAAGTTTTATATTAAACGATGATCGTAATAATAATAATTTATCATTTTATATAAATAATATAAATTATTTAAATGGCGCTGGTTATCCATTTATTGTACCCAATTCTAGTAATATTCGTACATTTGCTTTACAAGCAGATATTTTAGATCCATTTAATTATTATAATTATACATTAACATCAAATATTAGTAAAGATGTTTATTTATATTATAATCTTACAAATTTTACAAATAAATTAAAGTTTAATGATTTTAATATTTTAGTAAATACATATGATTTATCATCTCGCGATAATACTTCAAATGAAGAATATATATTTTCGTCTAATTTAAATAATGTTATTATTGGAAAATTATTAGATGTAAAAGGATTAAACAACATTTGTATTGGTCAGAATTTTAAAACGATTGGTACTGATTCTATTATTTTAGGAAATAATATTGGTGTGGATAACAGTTCATCTGGAACAAATACACTAAATGAAATTTTTCAATCTATTGTAATCGCTAATAATAGTTTTGTTAATTCGAAAGTTCGTGATGTTATTGCGATTGGTAATAATATTTTAACAAACATTCCATTTGATTTAACGAATTTCTTATTAAAAAAACCAATTCTTATTGGAAATGATATAGGTATAGATCTTATAGATTTTCATATTAATATCCAAAATACGTTTTTAAAAACATCAGTGGGAACTGTACCAGCAATTTATTTAGGTTCAACAGGAGATATTGTAGCAATTGGATATTCAAATAATCAACAATTTGATAATGAATATCAACTTTATGTAAATGGTGGTATATCTTTTAAGGGCTCTATTACATCATTAGGATCCATTATTAATAAACGTCAAGTATTTGGTAATTTAATTTATACAAGTGGTATAAACCATACATGTACAATACGTATTTCATGGACAAATGAACAATCAGATGACTATAATGCTTTTACAATTTCAGGTAAATTTAGGGGATTATTAAGTGATTCTGTTTATATTTATCGTCGATTTGAAACATGGGTAACACCAAAAAATGATGATGTTACAGCAAAACCAAAAGGATTAACCGATTTTGAAATTGCATCTTACGCAAGTGTAGGTATTACATATTATGAACATTCAGTTATTCGATATGATAATAAGTCGGTAAATTTAGTTATTCTTTGGACGACTATTATTGATTTAACTGATATTGACAAAATGATTGCTCATTTAGATTTAGAAGTAGCGTATCCTCAAAATTTAGGAACTCTTACATTACAGCTTTTATAAATATTTATTAAAGTTAAATGGCGACTACAACCATTGGATCCTCAGGACCATTACGTTTTTCTACTTTGAAAAATGTGTTTGGAACATCTGGACCTGTGCGATTTTCAACCTTTAAACGAGACAACATATATGTTCCAGATATATCTGCAAATACAAACATACCAACCACTTACACCAATTTACAACTGAAAAAGTTTTATAATACAACCGTTGTAAGAACCATCACACTTCCAACTGGAAATACAGAAACTTTAAATTTATTGACAACAGTGACGACGACGTTTGGTACATTAAACACCGCAAAAAAATATGTTAAATTAGTGATTCCTTCTGGTGCCATAGTGGGCACAACTAATTCAGCTGTCGCAGCACTTGATATAGGGCAATTTCCAACAGGAACCATTATAGAAATTGAAAACAATGGGAGCATTCAAGGTGCAGGTGGATTAGCAGGAGCAGGTGGAACGGTATATGGTGCGGCAGCAAATACAGTTGGAGGACCTTATTCGGGTGGAAAAGGTGGGGACGCAATCAAAGCCAATTATTTAAATCAAACGGTAACCATCACCAATAATGGAACCATTTACGCTGGTGGAGGCGGTGGTGGAGGTGGTGCTAAAGGCGCAACGAGTACTGTAAGTGGTACAAATGGATGGGGTGGAACAAATTGGGTTTATTCTGCGTCATATCTTAATGAATATTATGTAGTTACTGGCGCTGGAGTAAATACATGGTTATGGGCTGGATATTCAGCACAATATTCAGGAGCGCCAACTGTTACAAAGGCGCGCCCCGCATCTTGGCCGGGATCATCTCCAGCAACTGTTATACGTGGAAATTCAAAAGCATCCGGTACATATGATGAAGTTGGAACATATACCGTAGCAGCAGGTGGCACGGGCGGCGCGGGTGGAAACGGAGGAGCTGGAGCAAAAGGGCGTGGTTATAATAATTCAACTTTAACTGGAAATTTAGGTTCAAGTGGATCTCCTGGAAATCCAGGCACTGCTGTTGATAAAACTAGACCTTATTATTTAGAAGCAACCGCTGGAGGTACTGGTATTACTGGTGTTTCAGGTGGTAATGGTGGAGCTTTTGGGGCTTCAGGGACTGCATCCACAGCAGGTGCTGGTGCTGCGGGTTATTATTTGGTTAAGGGCGACGCGAGTGTTACTCTAATTGGTGGTACCACTGCTGGATTATTGGCTTAATTTATCACCTTCTAACACACAAATGCGCTCTTCTAATTTTTTGATTGCTTCTATTAAAATAGGTATAATTTGTGTATAAACAACACCTTTATAGTCCCCTATATCTGTTCGTATAACCTCTGGAATAATTTTTTCAACTTCTTGGGCAATAACACCAAAAGAAGCCTTGTTATTACTGACACGATCGTAGCGAACACCTCTTAAAGAATTTATAATTTCAATTGAATTTTCAATCGTTCTTATGTTGGTTTTATAACGTATATCTGAACCACCTACAATATCTTCTTGGCAATAAATATCCCCGCCATAAACGACTAATTTACCAGCCGTCATATTGGTCGTTCCAATACCTACATTTCCCAAGTTTCCAATATACATCGCAATACCACTTTCTTTATCATAGAACTCAGCTACACTATTATTTCCTGATTGGGTTACTTTAAGAGCTGGACCTGTTCCGTCATTTGTAATCACGATTTGTTCTGTATTACTTGTAACCGTATTCATTGTAACAAAATCGCCAATTATAGAAATGTTGCTACAAGTAATCGTACCACTTGAATAAATGTTACCACGAACGTCTAATTTTTCAGTTGGATTAATTGTACCAAGACCCATTCGTCCATCCGCGTAAACATTACTACATGTAATATTACCACTTGAATAAATGTTACCACGAACATCTAATTTTTGTGTAGGGGTATTTGTACCAATACCAATTAATCCATCCGCGTAAACATTACTACATCCGATTGTACCATTCGCAATGATATTCCCTTCTACATGTAGTTTTTGACCGGGAGTTATTGTACCAATGCCTACATTTCCTAAGTTTCCAATATACATTGCCACTCCACTTTCATTATCATAGAATTCAGCCACACTATTGTTACCCGTTTGAATAACTTTAAGGGCTGGACCCGTTCCATTATTCGTTATAACCATTTGTTCTGTATTGCTTGTAATCGTATTCATCGTAACAAAATCTCCAATAACTGATAAATTAGCACAGGTTAATGTACCAGTTGTGTATATATCTCCATAAACATCTAGAGCATTCATTGGAATATATGTCCCAATGCCTAAGTTACCATTTGTATAATAAATACCCCCATCTATATTACTTGTCCATAATGAATCACCGCTAAGACCAAGAATAGTACCATTTTTACGAATATCACCACTTAAATTAACATCACCATTTATATCAACGGAATAGTTTGGTAGATAGGTACCAATACCTAATTTATCTGTAATGATTGCTTTGCCCACTATTTCTAATTTATTAAGAGGTTGCGTTGTACCAATACCCACATTTCCATTGGAATCGATTGTTAACTGTTCTAAATTACATGTATAAAAATGGAGGCTGCGATCATTATTTCCAGGCGTATATTCCGCAGTGATAAAGGTATCTCCTGCTACATTTTTTACACCTCCTAAAGATCCCCATTGTTCTCCTGCCCCAAATCCTTCAAATGTTTGAGTTTCTGTATTATAACGTATATAGCCAGTAACACCCTCTGGACGACTTAAATTAGAACCTTTTGGTAATAAAATTGCGTTAGAAGACCATACTTCTAAAGAAACAATTGGATTGGTCGTACCAATGCCGATATTACTAGAAACAATCATTGATCCATTAATATCAACAGTACTACGTGTTATATGAGTTCCAATGCCTAGACGTTCTCCATATATATTTTTACTTACAAAATCACTTGCCTCACCTAGTACGGTTGATAATTTAATTCCACCAGTAGTAGCATCTTTTTGAATGAGCGCACCGTTTAGATCAATTGTATTGCCCGATAAATAGATATCTCTCCAACGTAAATTTGAAGTACCTAAATCGTAAATTAACGTGGTTTCTGGTACGATATCTCCTTTAACTGCTAGCTTTCCAATTTCTATATTTGAATGACCAATGCCTATGTTGCCATTGCTTCCAATACAAAAATAGATATCATTATTTTGATATATTTCCATAATATTATTACTACTATGTTGTCTAATTTGAATGGTCGGACCAGGATTATAATTATCTAAAGATATTTTACTATTTACATCGTAATTATAAAAAGAGATTACGTTACTTGTAATATAATTGAAATTAATAAGATCTTCGTTCACAGTAACAATATTACTACAATAAATAGTTCCACTAACATCTAATTTACCACGTGTAAAGGTTGTTCCAATTCCAATATTTCCGATTAAATATACCATGTCTTTCGCATTAATTTCTTCGAATGTTCCAGGGACATTTGAAAGTCTCGCACCATTACCTTCAAAATCTATAGCTTTTATTTTTCCAACAACATCAAGAGCATAACGAGGTTGATAAGTACCAATACCAATATTTCCAGCATTATAGTAAACTGATTTATCTAATCCACGATCCCAATAACTATAAATACTTTGGGTTGAATAGCCTCCTAATGTTCCTTCCACCTGTTCTAACGTAGTGGGCCAGAATGTAATATCAATTACATCATTTGCTTTTGCTACACTTGTTAATGTAATATTGAAAAATGTTTTAGGAGGTTCATATTGATTGCTGTAAGAAACCACATAATCTTTTAGATTACTACTAAAATAAGCCAATTTATAACCGTTTAAATAAACTTCAGCATTTTCATTACTTGCGGCGTATAAACCAGTTGTTTCTACCATAAATTCAACATCCGCACGATCTTTAACAATAAATGTTTGATGAATGGGAGGAACTTGTAAAGGTTTTTGATAGATTGATTCACTGGTAAGTAATAAATCCTCCGCAATGATTTTACCACGAACGACTAATTTTTCAAGAGGTGCAGCTTCACCAATACCTACATTTCCATTTCCATCAATAATATTAACAATCGATGTTTCATTACTACGAAATACAATATATGGATCGTAACCACGTTGGATTAAATTAATACCTTCTTGTGTACCTAAATTATCAATAGTTAAATGATTTAAATTACTAGCTGTAAAACTTAAAATTTCAGCGGTTAATGTTCCGCGAATAACCGTGTTACCAGAAATAGTCACACGATAATTTTCTTCAGGTTCTTGAGTTCCAATACCGATACGACTATTTTTAAACACCAATACATTTGAATTTACAACCTCTTCGCGATTACGAAAGGTATGTTTCTTCGATGTATAGGGTAAATTTTCAAATAGCACCGATTGTACCATTGCTCTATTTCAATGCTATACAAAAATAATACTTTTTCATATTAGATGAAACCGCACTTTTCTTTAAAATTCATCTATATGATTATACTTATCACTGTTTTTACAATCATACATTATATTACATCTCAATATGGTGCGCATTATAATATTGGTCAATTAACATTTGTGGATAGTATCTATTATACAACCACTTCCACAGGAATGATAGGATTTGGAGATATATATCCAGTATCAAATATATCTAAATTAATTATTGCCGCCCTTATTTTAGGATTTTTATGGATATTATTTATGTAGTAAAAAAATCAATTTGACGCTTTGTATGATTTGGGTAAGCAAACCATCCATAATGTTTTAATGAAGCATCTAATAGTGCATAAATTTTACCATCCATTGCTTTCCATAAACGGCAAAATCCATAATCTTCACTTTCAAATCGCTTTGTTTCAGGATGAATTTCAACGGGAAATAAATTATAAAAATATTCAGAATTTGCTCCCATATAGCCATCAATGTCATTTTTATAAAAACGTTCTGGATATTGTTTTATCATTGAATCAATAACATTTCTTTGAATTAATAGACAACCGGTTGTACAATAATCTACTTCCTGAATGGGACCCGATTCTCCAATTTTCAAATGAATTGACGCATTGGTACACAACTCGAATGGATTTTCAGGAACTGGATTTTGTGAAAATACCTTTTCTAATTTTTGTTGATTTAACCATTTTTGAGCATAACCAATACCGATTACTTGTTTATTCGCTTGGATTAATTCAATGATATATTTTACATCAAATTCTATATCGGCATCTAAGAATAATAAATGTGTATGTTCTGGATCTGTCATAAAATAAGCCACTGCCGCATTACGCGCACGATTTATTAAACTATCAAATGTTATTGGAAAAATAGATGCTGGAATACCCATTTCTTTTAATACCAATATCAATTTCATCAGGGAAAACATAAATGATGTATGACACATATGATTGTAACATATAACAGGAATGAATAATTTCATTTTAAGCTACTTTAAAAGTAAACTATTTTGTTTAAACCAATAATTTACAAACAAAAATAATATAAATCAAAAAATATAAATCAAAACAATATTAAATTAAATAATAAGAGTTTTCTCATGTCCAACACGAATATCGCAGTTTACATAGATAGTATAACCTGCTTTTTGAAGACCACGGCAAAACGCTACATCTTCAGAACACATATCTTGCATAACTACATTTCCACTTTCATTTTTAATAGTTTGTAGTTCATCCCAAAAGTAAGGGTAACTCATATCTTCAATAACACCATAACGGCATGCGAAGAATCCCATACCATTGTAAACGACCGGCATAAACTTTTGTTGAGTTTCTTTTTTATAGTTTTCAATATCTTCAGGCTTTAGAAATTGAAAGGTACCATTTTCTTCAAAGAATTTTTCATCCCAGTTGGAAATGCATGGGAAGTGTGTAAGATCCGCCATCATATAAAGACCGGATACGACAGGGTGGATATCAATATTCTCAATAATTTCAATTACTTGTTCTGGTTTGAATATTACATCTGAATCAATACTGAACCATACATCATATTTAAGCTTTCCATCGAAAGGTTTTTGGTTTGGACCACGACGAACATCTAATCCAAGGGTTTGCATACGTGAAAAACTTACAAAACTAGAATAACGGTTTAAAACAACTACTTCATAGTTACGTTTCCAAAGTGTATCCATTACACGTGTCCATGCCATTAAAAATGTTCCAGAATAATGGTTACCTGGAAGAGCAATTACAATAACTTTCTTAGGACTATTCTCCATAATAAAAAATATATAATAGCAATCTTTAAACCAATTATTTTATATTAGGTTGAAAACAGTTAGGAAAAAATATACTTAACAAATAGCAGTTATTATGGCAACCGGACGAGATATCTTAGGAGGTCATATATATGACATTTTGTCGTCATCTTCTCCTGAAATATTTACTATTGGAAACACTTCAAATGATGCTTATATGCGTTTTTATGATTCAAATATACCACGAAATGGAGTTGTGATGGGTTTAAGTAATGAGGGCTTTATATTTTATAGAGATAATACAAGCAATTTAAATGTGGGTATCAATACAAGTCGCGCCCGTACAAATTTAGATGTTCATGGAACAGTTGCATTAAACCAAATAACTTCTTACCACTCTTCCTCAAATATTTATATATTAGAAAATGTGATATTATCTTCTAACTTAATTCAAAATTCATCAACTTATGTTGGTCTTGGAACAACCGCTCCTACAAAAAAATTAGATGTCCGTGGTGATATCGTTTTTAGTGATCGCCTTTTCCATAACAATGAAGAATATCGTGAAAGTCAATTTCGCTTTTTACAAGGATCTAATTATACATCAAATATAAATAATTATACATTTTCTAATATTTATTATATACATTCAGTCGGCATTGGTACCGATTCATCCAATGAACTTACGAATTATCAACTATTTGTCCAAGGTAATTCAGCGTTTGCTGGCAAAGTATATGCGAGTGATTTCATTAGTTATGGTGGTGTTGCCGCGAATAGTTTTTTACAAGTAGAACTATATAACTCTGGAAATGAACGTTTGAAAACTGTTGTTACAAACGATACAAATGTTACCAATCGTATTTTATATAGCGTTAAAACACGTCCAGGTCGCTATTTATTATTTGCGAATATACCTTATCGTAATTTGTCCCCTTATATTTTTATTGATAATCAAAATTGGGTAGAAATATGTCTCTATCGCTTTAAAAATCCAGATACATTCACAAGCGATCAAGAACCTTTTTCATTAATTACCATGGAAGTTCGTACAATTAGTCCAGGAATTTCTACACAAATGATTGAATTTTTTGTGGATTCACTTACCGATACTGACTATATTATTGCTGTAAGAGGTAAAGGTCATGTACTTGAGTTTGGTAGCTTAGAAACATCTGGCTTACAAGTTATTCCTATCAAAGGTATTGGAAATGACGATTCATTTACTGTTCGTAAGGCACTCCAACCCAGTCCAATTCGCTATACTAAAGTTATCACGGCACCTACAACTGATTTTGATTTTAGTACGGCTGGGCGCTATACTGTAGAAGCCAGTAATGTAGATGTATTTATTAATGGTACAAAATATATATATGAAAGTGATTTGGTAAAAGATTATGATATTACATATAGTTATAATTATACTGAAAATCGTACAACTTTTAATTTAACTTTAACTGAACCTGTTTTAACCGAAGATGTTATCCATTTAGCTATATGGCCTTACGTTACAGCTGATACAATATTTTCATCTGGTTATTATTATCAAAATATTGTTGCTTATCCTTCACAGTGGCTAAATATATTTGATGGTGGAATACGTTATCCTAAACGTGTTGTCATTGATGGGGATTTAATTGTTCGTGGAAATTTTATTGGTGGATGTAATACAGATCTTTTTACGGCTGGAGCGGATGTGGGTAGTTTAAGTATTACATGTAATGTTATTGGAACATTTAATATTATTGATGGAGCAATTAATACAGCTAAATTAGGTATTAATTCAATTGTTAATGAAAAAATCGTAGATAACAGCATTTATCCAACAAAACTTAAAATGAAAAATGAGATCTTGTACGTTGGATGCAATTATGGTGAAATGGATGGAGGATTATTAGTAAATCGTAGAGGAATTATTGTTGAAGGCGATATTTATATTACAGGACAATTATCTGCTTCTAACATTGCTGGTAGTAAGGAATCCTTAGCTGATAATAGTATTGAAACTCGTAAATATAAAGATAATTCAGTAACCTTTGAAAAATTAGCATTTAATATGATTGACAATGTTAACTTACGTAATAATATTATTGCCACTCGTAATTTAAGAGCGAATTGTGTTATTAGCAGTAACCTTTTAAATCAAACAGTAACCTTTGATAAATTAGCGATTGCTTCTATTTATAATAGTAATATTGTTGAAGGTACAATTACATCAAATGAAATAGGTAATTTTTCAATTACTACAGAAAAATTAAATTTTTATAGAA